CCAAACACTTGATTTTTGAAAGCAAAAGAATAAACCTGACTTAGCGTTGTCATAGTGCAACTTTCCCCTTACCGCCGCCGCCTCCACTAGATAAAGTGTAAGTTCCAGCCTTGATAGAAGCCGCACCAATTGCACCACTTTCGCCTGCGGCTAATGCACTAGGAGCAGTAGGAACAATTACATTGCCAAATTTAATAGCATTAACAACCTGGTTTGTTGTGTTGTAAGGGTCAGTTAAATTAACTCCTGTAACAGATGTGTTGTAATTAGTTACTACTGATGTTCCTCCACTGCTACCGCCGCCAGGAGTTACACTAGGAATAATTGGTGTGTATTTAGGGGCATTGCTTACAGCACTAGCCGCAGAAGCCGCGCTAAGTGATTTCATAAGAGCGGCTACTTCAGCCAACTTAGCCTTGAGATCTTCTAATTTTTTCATGGTGGACTTATTGATTTCATCAATAGCCTTTTCATAGTCCTTTTGCGCCTCTAGGAGCGCTTCTTGCAGGGTTTTAGCCGCTTCCGCTAGTCCTTCATCAAGATCCTTTTGTGCGCGCGCTCTAGCCTCTGTGAGCGCCTTTGAAGCGTCTGCAATAGCCTCATCATAGGCAGTCTTAGCACTAGCCAAAGCCTCTGTGAGATCCTTATTAGCCTCAGCCAATTTTTCTTTGCGAATTGTCTCAGCCTCAGTAACGGCCTCACTGTATGCCGCATTAGCCTCTGCCAATGCTTCATTCATTTCAGTATTAACAACCGATAATGACTCTTTAAGATCTTTAGAAACTTGATTAAATGAGTCCATCAATTCAGCCGTTGCAAGTTTTCCGCCTGCGTTCATTGTCTGAGCAAGAACATCTACACCGCTAGTAGCAGTTTTTTCTGCTTCAACAAAAGTGTTTTGTAATTCTTTAATTGTTTCAGGAGTAGAACTTAAAATTGATCCCGCAAGAGCATTGCCCGTCTCAGGGCCAGCCGCTACAACTTGTTCAATAAATGTTTGAGAGAAACCTTTAGCCTGCAAGAGAGCGGCATTTTTTGCAAGTTCTTTTGCCGCTTCTAAATTCTTTTTTAGTGTAGCCAACAAGGTATTGGCAGACATGTCTTTACCAAAAAGTTTGGCAACATTGAAACTTTCGCGTAAATCTTTAGAAGCAAACGCGTCTCGTAATCTATCAATAGACTGTTGAACAATTGATAATTCTTTTTCTGCGGCGGCTTTTCTTAAATTAGAAGTTTTATCCGCGGCTTTTTCGCGTATGTCATCAAGTTTGGCGTTGTTAGCCTTGAGAAGATCTGCCTTTTTATCAGCAAGTTCCTTGTCAATGCTTAACTCAAGTTCTGCAAAACGCTTTTTGGCTTGTTCTTCAGCCTTGCCTTTACGGTCTAACGCTTCTTTTTCTGCATCATCAAAACGCTTTTGGGCTTCAGCAAGAACTTCTTTATTGCGCTTGTTTAAGTCAGCAACTTTTTCATCATAATTTTTATGAGCCTTCAACATGACTTCATTGCGTCTGTCTAATACTTCTTGCGCTTTTTCTTGCGCGTCAGCAATAGCCTCATTCATGTCTTTGTAAATCTTGGTTACATCTTTTTTGTAACCTTCAAGTTTCTTTTTCTCTTTGCTATCAAGGCCACCACCGCCGCCGCCGCCGCCGCCACCACCGCCTGTTGTACCGCCCCCAATGCCTCCTGGGGTCATAGTGACATTACCCATGCCCTTAAAATTACTTTTTAGATCAGATAAATTTTTGCTTGTATTTTTTATTTTGAAAGCAATGCTATCAAGCCCTGTGCCGACTGATTTAGCCCAACCCATACCAGGAACTTTGCTTAATGCACCAAAAAATTTACCTGCAATTTCAACTAATTTAGAAAACGCGTTCATGACTGCTTGAACGACTGCAATAACTACGCCTCTAAATGTTTCGCTTTTTTTCCATGCCGCAACAAATCCCGCGCCTAAAACGGTCAATGCGGTAATAAGAACACCAATAGGGTTTGCGCGGATTGCCATGTTTAACATCATCATTGCCCCGCGGAAATTTAATGTTGCAATAGCCGCTAAAGTATGACCTGCCGCCATAGATTTAGTTACGGCTGTATAAAGAACCATTACCGCTTTAGTTGCAATCATTGCTCCGCGTATAGCATAAAATGCCGCCGCGCCGCCTAATACAATGCCTGTATAAATTTTTAGTGCATCACCATTCTCTTTAAGAAATTTACCCAAAGAGCGCAAAGCAGGAATAAAAGTGTTAGTAAGAAATCCTGTAACGCCTAATAATGCAGGCAGTAATTTTTTACCTAATTCTTCTTTTAGTTTGTCAAAATCATTTCTCAAGGCTTGCATTTGGCCTTGCGGGGTATTTCTTAATTCTTTGTTAAAGTCTTTGTATGTGGAATTAAGAACATCAACAATAGCCGCAGATCTTTCTGCTTCTGTACCTGATGAAATAAGTTTCTTAGTGTGATCATCAAGCACAAAGCCAACTCTTGTAAGAGAACCAAAATTACCGTTAAGTGCTTGTGCCAATCCATTTGTCATCTGCTTGAATTCATCTGCGCTTGCGTTAGCGCCCTTTTCAGCGGTGACATAATCAAGAATGGCAGGTGTCAATCTTTGGATTGTGTCGTACTGCAAATTAAATGTTGCCAACTGTGATTGCGTTTGCGTAATGTTTCCGCCTGTTACAACGCCTACTTTTTCTAACGCATCAGCCTGCGCATTAAGTGCGGCTACTTGTTCATCAGTTGCGCCAGTGCCAACCTTCATCAATTGGTACAAACGCTGTTGTTGCGCTTCTGCTTCCATAGCCTGCGCAATAACATCTCTACCAAATTGCAAAACTTGAGTACCCGCAAAAGCAACACCAAGAGATGCGCCAATTTGTTTTACCTTAGTTGCAAAATTACTCATGCCAGTTGAAGCAGTTTGAACAGATTTATCTACGCCTTTAATAGCGCTTTCTGCTTGAGCCAAACCTACTTTAAGTTGGCTTACATCTGCCTGTAATTTAATTAACATTGGAGGAATTAAATCAGCCATGATTAACTCCCCAATTTCTCTCTAACAGCGGTTGTAAAGATCCTGTTGATTTTGCCGCTACGCAATAGCGATAAAGCCGCAGGTTCTAAGTAAGGGTATTTTACCCCCGCAGGCCAATTTCCACCGCCCTTTTCTACCTGGCGCGCATAGATCATTGTTGGCCCAACTTCAGCGGTGTACACACCAAAGCCAGCGCGGTAAGTAGTTTTAATAGATCTTTTTAGATTACCTGTAACCGTGTTAGGCCCTGATCCACCAACATGTTTTGGTGGAGTAATAACTAAATAGGGTCTGCCGTTTTTGCTTGTACGCTTTTCATAACTGCGTGTGCCTTGAAAGTTTAATTTTGCCTGGCGTTCAACGGCCAAACCAACACGCATAATTCCTAATTGCGCACCTTGTTCAATCTTTTCCGCAGATCCATCAATTGCGGCAAGAACTTCTTTAAGGTTTTTGATAACAATTTCAGCCATCTCTCAACCCTTCTGTTTTCACCTCATCAACGGTTCTAGCAATTGCTATCAACCAATCTGCCGTACTAGCGGGCAAGTTATCTACCTGTTCAGGTGTCCAACCAAACCGCTCTGCCATTTGGTAGTAATACCATTGCTCATCAGGATAGGAAAAGGCTTCATGCCTTTCCCCACCCTTGAGTAACCATTTTAGGCGTTGGAGTTCTCGCCAATTGCTTTTGGGTCTGCCTCTGTCTGTGGCGTTTCAGCCAGGTTAGGGAACAGATACTTTTGCGCGTCTTTTGTGTGATCTACCAAAGCATCATAATCAACCATTGTTAGTTCATCTAATGACTCAAGTTTGACTGATGGTGGAAGTAAATCAAATGACCATGACTCAACAAGCATTGCAATAAGTGCATCACCTAATGCAAGTGCTTTTGTTAAATCTCCACCAATAGCGTTATCCGCCGTACGCATAACATTTTTGCGGTCTTTAACGCGCAATGTTGATGGATCTTTAAGAACTACTTTTGCCCCTGACGGTAGCGTTACTTCTTTAGACATGTTGCCTCCTGTTGGTTTGCCTTCCTAAATCATACTAAAAAGGAGAGCAAGCGGTGTGGGAGAGCGGGAAGGCAATCGCCCTCAACCACACCGCCGCCCTGATCTAGTTATGCGTATGTACCTGATGGCTTTGCGTTTTGCAATGTCCATTTAATAGGTGAGAAGCCGCCTGAAGAACCAGCATCAGTTGTATTTGATTGCGCATTGATGTCCACTGTGACCTGTACAAAATCTTCACCGCGTTCAATTACACCAGTGGTGTAAGCGCCCTTAGTGAGTACAGCGCGAATTTGTACAGTAGATGCGCCAGCACCATACTGCCAGTTAAGTGAAATTTCAGGCTGTGTGTTGTTAAGGAAGTTAAGTAACTGTGTGTCATTGTCCATGACAAAAGTAATCTTTCCTGTAACTTCTAGCGGCCCTAAAAATACCTGGTATGGGTCTTGTGTATTTGAAATGCCATAGATAGGTGTTGCAGGGCGTGTCATGTCAATGTTGCCAGTCATAGCAGTTGATACCGCAGATCCACCGATAAAAACAGTACCGCGCCACACTGGTGTAGGTAGAACTGTTGAGAATGTAGGTGTTGGATCTGAAACAGTTTCAGATTGGAAACCAGTGGTTTTTGTATCATACTCAAGCATGCCGTCTGCATTGAACTTCAATGAGAAATCAGAGAACTGGCAACCAGGGTATGAGCGAACATCTACGGCATAGAAATCAGTCAATGTGTAAGAAATTGGCTGAACATCTCCACCTGATGCAAGGCTGTTAAATAGTGAGATTGTGTGAGTAAATGGTGCAGATGCGCCAGTAGTTGCTACTGATCCTAAAACACCTGCAATTGCGTAGCCCACGGTGTCTGCAAATACTGCGCCACCAAAATCTACTGTTGAGCGTGTACGGCCTGGAATGTAGTTGTAATTCAATACATTTGAGCCACGCAAACCTGTGTCATAAAGTGGATCTACAATGTCCACTGGTTTTAATGCGTCCTTCATTACTGGAATGAAGTCGGTTGGTGCTACTGCCGTACCGCGGGTTGCTTCTTTTGCAATACCTAAGTACGAGCGTACGGACTGTTGAACAGACATTATTTCACGCTCCTAGTTTCTTGTCTGACGCGGCAGACATAGTTGTTGTTGTTTCTATTGGTTTTGTTGGTTCTGTGACTGTTGGCTTTGCGCCCGCAAGAATTACATCTGCGGCTACAAATCCTTCAGGTGCGTCAAACTCATCACCAGGTTTTACAGTTTTCCCAATGCTAGGGAACACGCGTTCATCAGTTCCGTTGTATTTGTACTTCATCATGCTCCTTATGCCTGGATCATCTGTGTTACGGGAAATTGTATCTCAGCAAAGATTTCTGTAACGCCTTCTTTTTCAGTAGAAGGTTCTCCATAGCGGGCCTGAATAACTGGCTCTGCACCTTGCCAAACTAAATTACCTGTTGGATCGCCAAAGTTATGATCTGACCTTAAGCGCTCTTTGATGTTATCAACGATTGTGTCAAAGTCAGTCATAACATCTTCTGCCTCTCTATGAAAAGAAATGCAGAAAATCTGAACAATTACGGTGTAATCAACACGCTTCCAACCATTAGTTGCCCCGCCAATTGCTAAGCGTGTCTCGTACTCATCAGCAATGTAAACAACAATTGCCGCTCTTGTGGCCTGTCCTGGCTCAGCGTTTACCTGGTAATTGATGATCTTTGGGAAAGATGTAAAAACCTGATTAACATTGAGAATACGCGGGTTGGCTAAGAATAAAGAAAGTGTTTGGCGTACCGCGTTGCGGCCTGTAAGGGTAGGTACGGCGGTCATTATCTAATCCTGCGGTACTTGTTTACCATGTCTAAAGCAATTGCAATGTCACTGCCATAACGCACTGAGCCAGGAATGTTGCCCGCAGGTGAGGTTGTGTAAGCCATAGTAGTTGAAGCATCACCACGCATTTTAATAAATGCCGTTGTAATTAAAATACAGGCTTGCTTGAGAACGGTTGGCAGGTTGCTAAATGTTGCTCCAACGCCATGAGCAAAAAGCATAGGCGCAACTAAAGGAACTGTTGTTGATCCGTAAACATAGTTGCTTGCAACTGTTACGCGCTCAGTTCTCTGACCATCAAAAATGCGGTATTGCTCGCCTGCCAAAATGCCTACTCCACTGGCCACGGTTAAAGTGCTATCTCCTGCAAGAGTAGCCACGGCAAGTTCTGTATTGGTAAACCCTGCAATGTATGTGTACTTAGTAAATGTCCAATTGCTTTGCCCAATAGAACCGCCAAACTGAAGCGGGCCTTGAGAAGTGTAGTTCCAACCAATTTGATTGCCAGGGATAATGATTTGTTGCCCTTCAAACCATGCTATTGAGCAATCCTGTAATTCATTTAACTGGTTTGGGTTTGCCCCGTAATAAAATGCTGAAAGAGAAACAATAGGCGCATTGTATGGGTGCAGTGCGTAGTACCCGCCTGATGCTGAATAGCGTATGCGCTGTGTTTCTGTGTACTGAGTTGCCACAAGATTTTGATTAAGGTACTCATTCATGTATGAAGAAGCGCGCAAAATAACTTCTGCAAGTTCTGCGTCTTGTGCCGCGGCATTACCACCCACAACTAACATGTCATAGTTGATTGCCGTTGGCGCGTTCTTGTATTCCGCCACACTGATGTATGGGTTCTCATTGCTAATGTCGGGCGTGATACCTACGGCCATTATTTATTCTCCATCTCGCTGTGTTTCTTGTGACTGGTATCCGCAACGCCCACACTTGCGAAACCAACCCTCAAAGCCACATTCTACGCAAGTAAATCCGCGCTTGCGGTCATCACTAGAAATAGGATTTAGTGCCGCTTCAAAAAAACCTTCAGCCTTCATTGCCTTCTGATGTGC